TTCGCCTTGCTGCCGTAATGCCCGATAGCTTCGTCTGTCGTCATCGTCTGCTCCATATTTTTAACGTGGGGCCAACATTAACTGTTTACAATCAAAACCGCAAGGCGTATCAAATAGGCAGCAACCGGCATCCCGCCGACCGCTAAAACGAGGAAACGAAGATGACCAACGCAACTAATGATATGTTCAACGACGAAAGCCCCGTGGCTGACAGTCACCATGTACCTGACTGGATTAATGAAAGTATTGCTTGGTACGATGTTGCAGCGATACAGCAAAGCGGCTGCGCAAGTGGTGCCTACATGCCAGCAGTTACCTACTATCAGGCTGCAAAGGTTATGAGTGATCACGGTGACGACGTTCTTGAGTATATCGTGACCACAATTGGCGAACTTCCACCAGTGCCCTCAGACACGTCGTGGTCAGCTATAGCCGTGCTTTTCTTGTCCGCAGCCGTAGAGCTTTGGGCAAACGAGGTCGGTGAAGCCTACGCGGAAGATATAGCGGCCTACAGCTAACGCTTTCAACCGGGGCTACGGCCCCACCCCACCGACAGGAGAGCCAAATGGCCATCAACCTCCAAAACACTAACGCGGTTAGGGTCAGCGGCATTAAGCTGCTGGCCTATGGCCAAGCGGGGGCAGGCAAAACTAGCCTGATTCCCACCATGCCAAACCCGATCATTCTCAGCGCCGAGGCTGGGCTTTTGTCCATCGCGGGTGCGGACCTGCCCTTCGTTGAGATCGACGGCATGAACACGCTGCGCGAGGCTTACACTTGGCTAAAGGATAGTGACGAGGCCAAGCAGTTTGACAGCGTGGCGCTCGACAGCATCTCGGAGATGGGCGAGGTGTGCCTGACTCAAGAGAAAGCCACGGCCAAAGACCCGCGGCAGGCCTATGGCGAAATGCAGACCATGATGCAGGAGGCCATCCGGTTGTTCCGCGATCTGTCTGGGAAGCACGTTCTGTTCACGGCCAAGCTGGACAAATCCAGCGATGAGATGGGCCGGCTTATGTACTTCCCGTCAATGCCGGGTAACAAGACAGGCCAAGCCCTGCCTTACTTTTTCGACATCGTGGCTGCGCTGCGGGTTGAGAAAGACGCCGAGGGTGTCGTTCATCGCGGGCTGATGTGCCAGAGCGACGGGCTGTGGCAGGCAAAGGACAGGAGCGGCAAGCTGGATGCTTGGGAAGCCCCAGACATTGGCGCGATCATTGAAAAGATTGGCGGTTTATGATGGACGAAGATGAGGAATTTAGGGCCAGTGTTGAATTGCTGGCTAAGGACTTCATGAAAATGTGCGTCGAGCATAACGCGCAGCCGTCAGATATCGCCGTTGCTGCGATTGGCGTAGGCAAATTCGTTGTCAAAATGTCTGGAGCAAACAAAGGCGATACCGAAGCCCTCTACGAACTGTCTGAGATGTTCGCCGAGTTTTTACACGAAAACGTGGAGGTGCAGCATGACTGACCAAATTCACAATCTCGACATAGACACAGCCGCAGCCGAGTGGATCGCAGCCAAAGAAGCCGAACGCAAACTGGTAGAGCGGCGGCGCAAACTCGAAAACCACATCATGCAACTGCTCAAAATACCAGAAGGGCTCGAAGGCACCTCCAGCACCGACACGGACGGCGGCCACAGCGTCAAAGTCGTCGGGCGTATGACGCGCAAGGTTGACGCCGATCTGATCCAAGAGATCGCGGCAGAGCAGGGCATAGCAGAACATCTTGGGCGGCTTTTCCGATGGAAGCCTGAGATTAACGTGGCCGCATGGTCAGCAACAGACCCGGCGATCACAACGCCGCTTCTAGGCGGCATCACCACTAAGCCCGGACGGGCCTCTTTCAGTATCACAAAGGACTAAACCCATGGCGTTTCTCGACACCCCTATTGCGCTTGATGACATCCCGGCAGATGAGTCGCGCGATTTCGAGCCGATCCCGGCTGGGCTTTACACGGCCACCGTCGCCGGCATTGATCTTCGGTCTACCAAGGCCGGCACCGGCCAATATCTAGCCATCAGGCTCGACGTGACCGGGCCAACGCATCAAGGCCGGGTGCTGTGGACCAACCTTAACATCAGGAACCCAAACCCCAAGGCCGAGGAAATCGCGCGCCAGCAACTGGCCGCGATCATGAAGGCCGCGCGCGTTGACTTAGTGCAAGATACCGACGTTCTGATCGGCGCAAGTATCGGCGTGAAAGTGTCGATCAGCGAAGACGCCACCTATGGCAAGCGCAACGAGGTCAAAAGCATTTTGGCAACTGGCGGGCCGGAAAGATCAGCGCCGCCAATGCCAGCCGCTGCGCCAGCAGCCTCAACGCCGCCTTGGCAACGATAGACAAAAGGAGCCGGGGTGAAAGCCCCGGCATTTTCTTATGGCAAAACTCCCACCACCGACCGACCGCGTTGGCGATGCAATCGACGCCTACCATGCCGCCAGACCGGATAAGCCAAGGCCGCACCTTGGCGCGTCTGTCCTGGGGCATCATTGTGACCGCTGGATATGGCTTTCGTTCCGCTGGGCCGTGCGCGAGCAATTCCCTGGTCGCATCAGGCGGCTCTTCAGGAGGGGCCACAACGAGGAAACGATCCTCGCGCAAGACCTGCGCGCCATTGGCGTTGATTTGCGCCACACCGGCTACGACCAAAAGACCGTTGTGCTAGGCGGCCACCTTGGCGGCTCGGTTGATGGCATTGTGGAAAGCGGCGTGCCGGGTGCTGAGAAAAGTCGCCATATAGTTGAGTTCAAAACCCACGCCCTAAAATCGTTTGAAGACCTCATAAAAACCTGCGTGCTCGACAGTAAGCCGATGCACTGGTGCCAAATGCAGCTTTATATGCATGGCCTGGGGATCGACCGCGCGCTCTATGTGGCCGTCTGCAAGAACGACGACCGCATCTACACGGAGCGTGTCCGCTATGACAAAGACGCGGCAGAATCTCTGCTGAAGCGCGGGCGGCGCATAGCCACCGCCGAGCGTATCCCCGATCCCATCAGCACCGATCCCACATGGTGGAAGTGCAAATTCTGCGCGGCTCACAGTTTTTGCCACGAGCGTCGGCTGACCCAGGAGGTCAACTGCCGGACCTGCGCCCACTCTACGCCGACAGATGATGGTAAGTGGGGCTGCGCCCGTTGGGGAGCGGATCACGTCGAAGTTGAACACCAGCGCACCGGCTGCCATGCTCACGTTCTCCACCCCGATCTAACGCCGTGGCCGATCAAAGACAGCACCAACCCGCACGAGGCTGTTTACGAAATCAACGGCGTCGATGTGCGCAATGGCGAAGCTGACGCCTTCACGTTTGCCAGCAAGGAACTGATTGCCGGCGGCGAGGACTGCGTCAGGCAAGAGATCGGCGAAGTCCGGCGGGCATTCCCCGGCGCAACCGTAAAGGAGGTGCGCGCAAAATGAAACTGCGAGACTATCAGCAGCGGGCAATCGACCAGCTTTACGATTGGTTCCGCGTGAACGACGGCCACCCCTGCCTGGAACTGCCGACCGGCTCTGGCAAGAGCCATATCGTTGCGGCGCTCTGCAAAGACGCTCTGCAAAGCTGGCCGGAAACCCGAATCTTGATGCTAACTCACGTCCGCGAACTAATCGAGCAGAACGCAGAAAAGATGCTTCAGCACTGGCCGAATGCTCCGCTTGGGATTTATTCTTCCGGATTAAAACGCAAGGAATTAGCCGAGCCCATCACGTTCGCGGGCATCCAATCGGTGCGGAAGCGAGCGGATGATATCGGCCACGTCGATCTGATTGTCATCGATGAATGCCATCTCGTGAGCCACAAGCAGGAGGGCGGCTACCGCACGCTGATCAAGGCGTTGACGGCTATCAACCCGACGCTGCGCGTGGTCGGCCTGACCGCCACGCCCTACCGCCTGGGCCATGGCCTCATCACGGACGGCGATGCGCTGTTTGACTCTATCCTGTCGCCAGTGACAATCGAAGAACTGATACACAAGGGCTTCCTCGCGCCGCTGCGATCCAAGCAGACGGAACATCGCGTGAACACTTCCGGCGTTCATCGGCGCGGCGGTGAGTTTATCGAGGCCGAGCTACAAAAGGCGCTGAACCAGTTTGACAGCGCGGGCGCGGTTGATGAGGTGATCCAGCGCGGTTCCGACCGCAGGTCTTGGCTGTTTTTTTGCACTGGCGTGACCCACGCCGAAAACGTGCGAGACATCTTGCGGGACCGCAACATCACCGCCGAGTGCGTGCTGGGCTCAACGCCGCCCGCCGAACGAGAGCGCATTTTAGACAGCTTCCGATCCGGCGAGATACAAGCTCTAACGAACGCCAATGTGCTAACCACCGGCTTTGACCATCCCGATCTGGACTTGATTGCATTCCTGCGCCCGACGCTCTCGCCCGGTCTGTACGTCCAGATGGCAGGCCGCGGGATGCGAATCAAAAGCCATGCGGAGGATTGCTTGGCCTTGGACTTTGCCGGGGTCGTCGCCACCCACGGCCCAATCACGGCGGTTGATCCTGGACGCAAGGCGGGCACTGGCGATGCCCCGGTGAAGGCGTGCGATGTCTGCCACGAACTCAACCCGATTGCAGCCAGGGAATGCAGCGCTTGCGGCGCGCCGTTCCCAGAGGTCGAAAAGGGGCCAATGGTGTTGCACAACTTAGACATCATGGGCATCGACGGGCCAGAACTGGACGTGTCGGAATGGATGTGGCGGGTCCACACCAGCCGCACCACTGGGCGCGAGATGCTGACCGTGCGCTATTACGGCGGGATTCTTGATGAGCCAGTCACCGAGTATCTGACGGTCGGATATGAGGGATGGGCTGGGCAAAAAGCCCTGCGGACCTTGGGCACGATTGCGATGAAGGCCGGCGTCCAGCCTACCGACGACATATCTAAACTGGCCGAGATCGCCGAGGCGATGAGCCAGGGCCAGCCGCCGACCTTGGTGCGATACAACAGGGACGGCAAGTTTTTCAAAGTGACTGAGAGGGTTTGGGATGCGGACAGAGCACGTCGAGCAGCGGGAACTGGTGCAGTGGTTCCGGCAGACCTATTCGCCAGTGCTGATATTCGCAATTCCTAACGGCGGCCAACGGACCCTGGCCACCGCCAGCCGACTAAAGGTTGAGGGTGTCGTCCCCGGCATCCCCGATCTGTTCGTGCCGGAATGGCTGTTGTGGGTTGAGATGAAGAGAGCCAAGAACGGGCGGCTATCGCCCGCCCAGATTGAGAAGATCGAATACCTCACCGCGGCCTGCGGACACGAGGTCATAGTCGGCGCAGGCATGGAGGACGCGCGAAACAAAATCACAGCCTTTGCCCAATCGCGCGCCTTTGTAAAATAAATTTGCCTAATGGGCATTTTTTGTGTTGCAAAGCATCCTGGGCGGGCGTATAAAGTATTTACCAACACGGGAGAGGGCAGCCGCCCAACCCAACCAACCAAGGAGAAACCGACATGACCAACCCAATGACCGGCAGCGAAAAACAAATAGCTTGGGCTGAAACGATCCGCGCCGAATGGATCGCGGTGAACGCCCCGGCCCTGGAAAAATTCCTTAGTGGTGCAGCCGCTGCGCTTGAGGCTTTCCGCGCGGACCCCGCAAAATTTGCGAAGCATGGCGACGTTGAGGCTCACATCGCAGCCAAAATCAAAGCCGAGCAAGCCGCCTATGACAGCATTGTCGGACGCGAGACAGCAACATCATGGATTGACGACCGCGCGCCAAGCCTGCACGCCGCAGCCGCAGCGATATACGCCAAAGCAGCCTAACTTCTTCGTCACCCGCCCCAACCAACCAAGGAAACGCACCATGACCAAGCAATACATCGCACACGACGGCCTCAACATTTACGGCACCGGCAAGAGCCTGATGGCCGCCACGTTAGACGCCAGCCGGAACTGCCCAGACTTGAGGGGATCCCTTGAAATACAGCGCTGCACGGAAGCTCTTGCGCTCCAGCTTCAAACCGAGGGCGGTGCGATCACCTGGGACGAGATCGACGGCATGGCCTGCACCGAAGCCGAGTATGCCCTGGACCAAGCCGCGCCGCTGATGGACGACGCCATCCGCGAGGACATCCACTCAAACTTTGCTGCCGCCAGCGACGCCGCAGAATTCCTGGCCGAATATGAGCGCCGGCATGAGGCAAAATACGCCGAAGAGTTCCGCATTTAACCCACTGGAGACCCACCATGCCGACCCCCATAGCAAAAACCCCTGCCGAGTTGATCCGATGGCTCAAGGATTACTATGACCCTGAGATCGCCGCTCTGCTGGTCATAGGCCCAGACGGCTGGGCATACGACCGCGAGGCCCTGCACCACTGTGATCGATGCCGCTGTACGAATCTGGATGAGGACATCACAGACGGGCTCTGCGAGCCCTGCCACGAGGAAGCCGAGGCCGAGAGCGCCCACCAGGGCGGGCTGCTGGCGATGGTGCGGCGGCTATGATGATAGTCCTCCGCATCGTCTCCACCGTGCTGTTCCTGGGCGCAATCGCCGCCTTCATTGTCGCACTCTAGGAGACCAGAATGAAAAAAGAAGACCTAAAGATTATCCGCGAACAATACGGACTGTCGCACGCGAACCTTGCCATCTTGCTGCGGGTAAGCAGCGGTCGGCAGGTGCAGCGCTATGAAAGCGGCGAGCGTGTAGCGACGCCTCAACTGACCATGTTGATGCGGCTGCTGAAGCGCGACGGCCCTGTCGCACTCATGAGCCTACACAGTGACTGAGCACGGCTGGAGTTTGATGATGCCACAAGTCTATGATTCATGGAGCGACGTCGACAAGGCATACCTCGTTGCCAAGTGGCGATGCCCCATCTCAGCACGCGAGATCGGGCAGACTCTGCCAGACAGGCCGCGCACCAAAAATGCAGTCGTCGGCCAAGCGCACAGAATGCGCCTAGGTAAGCGGGTTGTCGCCCAGGCGCAGGCGCAAGCCGTAGCAGTGATCGAGCCTGACCCTGTCGCGCCGCAGCCGTGGTGGAAGCAATGCGTCTATCCGGTCGGCGACCCACGCAGCCCTGACTTTAGGTACTGCGGAGAGGTTGTCAGGGACGGCGGATCGTGGTGTCCTAAGTGCCGAAAAATTGTATTCGAACCGATGGAGGAAAGGAAAAGCTGATGCCATACTTCACACCTCGCGTCCTCGACGCGGTCGAGGCTTACCGCCTACCTCACGGGGACCAGGGGCCTACTGATGGGCTAATCTTCTTTTTGAGCGAACTGGGCATCTCAAGTCTGATGGGCGACACGCGCAGCGGTGACTGGATTGTAAGCGCGGTTGAAGGTCCGCTGGTTATGACCGACGAAGAGTTCCGACGCACCTACAAACCAATCGGAGAATAGACGATGACTGCCACAAAAGTGATAAATACGCCCTGGGGCGACGAAGTTTGGGCTGTTCGTGATTTTAGAGACAGCCGCCCACAGGTGCTCACGCACGCCGGCACCGTCATCAGTAAGGAGGCTTCGTTTGCCCTGCGGCTGGTCGAGCGCTGGGGCACCATGCAAATCGAAACCGCCGGCGAGGACACCTCTGGGCGGGCTAAGGTGGTCCTCATGGACGAGAAGGCGATTGCGAACCGCGCGTGCGACATCGCTGAAGAGACCTTCGCCGCGATCCGCCAGCGCGGGTGGGAGGTAGCCATACCCGGTATCGACGAGATGCAGGACGCCCTGGCCGCCGCCGGGAAGGACAGCAAGTGAAGACTGACACCCCATCATGGACGCAGTACTTCATGGACTTGGCGAGCCTCGTGGCCACCAAGAGCAAAGACTCGACCCAGGTCGGCGCTATCCTGGTTGGCCCTGACGGCGAGGTCCGCCTCACCGGATACAACGGGCCACCCAAGGGCGTCATCGACCGGCCTGAGCGCCGCGACCGGCCAGCTAAGTATCTGTATGTAAGTCATGCAGAACAGAACCTGATCGCGTTCGCGGCCAGGGTGGGCATACCCACGAAAGGTTGTGATATTTACGTCACGCACCATCCGTGTTCGAACTGCGCCAAGACGATCATCCAGGCTGGCATCAAGACCGTCGTGATCGGCGACGGCACGACCTCCATGCCGCCCGAGGAGTTCCGCGCTGCGGAGGTGATGTTCAGAGAGGCCGGCGTTCACACGTCAGGCATGCCACCAGGAGATAGGAAATGAGCGGCAGTAAGTGGACAACGGAGGAGGAATTACGCCTCAAAGTGGTGTGGTTTGACCCCAACGTTTCTATCGACAAGATTGGAGTGCGTATTGGTCGGTCAGTTACTAAATCATCTGTCTCGCAGAAGGCCAAGATATTAGGTCTACCTCCTAGGCACGAGGCGCTTGGTAGACCGACCCGCTCCCCGGCAAATGTCAGCCGTGGGGCGTGGAGCGAGGAAGACGACACCATACTTAAAACTCTTTGGGCAAACCCCAACTATGCGGTAATCCACATAGCTGCGCTGCTACCCAACGGTCGGGGTGAGAGTGCTGTGTCCCGGCGAGCCGAGAAGTTGGGGTTACCTAATCGCAGGCTACTCTTTCAAGCCGCAAAACAGGCGCGTCCACTCAAGGCCAAACCACCACGGCCTGTGCAGCGCGGCTGTGCCTTCCCTTTGGCCCTGGTGCCGCGCATAAAGACGTGCGGTAAGACCGCCAGCGGTCGGTTCTGCGAGACGCACGCCAGCCTGATGGAGTTGACACAATGATGTTATCAGAAAACTTTCACGTCAACGAGTTCGCCTGCCATTGCGGGGTGTGCCGATATTCGCATGGTAATATCCAGGTGGACGACGTGGATTTTGCCTTGGTCCTGCTACTGGAGAACCTACGCGGGATGCTGGGATCACCTGTGACCATCGTCAGTGGGCGTCGGTGTTCAAAGCACAACGCGGCTGTTGGTGGCGCGCCTCGTAGCCAGCATTTGCTAGGGACCGCAGCAGACATTAAAATCAAGGGATATTCGCCAAAGGTCGTTCACCTCAACCTAAACGACAGCCCGATCAGCAATCACATCGGTCTGGGTCTCTACGACACGTTTGTCCACGTGGACACCCGACGCACCAAGGCGAGGTGGTGATATGCCTGACGTTCACAAGTGGTTCTGCGACATCTGTGGCGACAGCGCCAGTGTCAAAGACTGGCGCGACTTACCCACCCGGCACTGCGTGCAGTGCAGCATGGATCGACCCGTTGAAACGTGGCAAGAAAAGGAGGCTACCCAATGCACGACTGGAAACTAAGCACGCTCTACACCCATGGGTTGAACGACACCCAACGCCCCATCGCCTTCGAGATCGTCGGGGCTCTCGGCGGCGCCGCTGCCACTGTGTGGGTGAAGCAAGGCCGGGAGGAAGAGGCTGAGGCCAAGGCCCAACTGCTGCTGAACGCACCGGCCATGCTCGAAGCGTTGCAGGCCATTGAGAAGTTGGCAAAGATTAACTTGCAGACGGGCATCAAGCATATTGCCCAGACCGCCATCAAGGAGGCTACGTCGTGACTGACCTCCCCGACACCAACCCGAAATCGAAGTACGGCATCCAGAAGCCAGCCCTTGGCCTCATACCTCTGGCTGCCCTTGAGGCGGCTGCTGGCGCGCATCAGCTAGGTGCTGACAAATACGGGGCCTGGAACTGGAGGGAGCACTCAGTGGCTGCGAGCGTCTACATCAACGCCATCATGCGTCACATCAAGGCGTGGCAGGAGGTGGGTGACAACGATCCGGAGAGCGGCGTCAGCCACCTGGGTCACATCATGGCCTGCTGCGGTATACTGTTGGACGCGCAGGCCAACGATAAACTGGTCGATGATCGACCGCTGCGTGCGAAACGTAAGGAACGAGTGAGATGACACCAGAAGACGTAAAGAAGATTATAGCAGAGACGCCTAAAGGCAAGCGCATCGATCTCCGCGGGGCCGATCTCCGCGGGACCAATCTCCGCGGGACCAATCTCCGCTGGGCCAATCTCCGCGGGGCCAATCTCCGCGGGGCCAATTTCAGCTGGGCCAATCTCAGCGAGGCCGATCTCAGCTGGGCCGATCTCAGCTGGGCCAATCTCAGCGAGGCCAATCTCAGCGAGGCCGATCTCCCCGGGGCTAATCTCAGCGAGGCCGATCTCAGCTGGGCCAATTTCAGCGAGGCCAATCTCAGAAAGGCCAATCTCAGCGAGGCCGATCTCAGCTGGGCCAATCTTCGCAAGGCTAATCTCAGCGCGGCCAATTTCAGCGAGACCAATCTCCGCGGGGCCGCTTTGCCTCAACGGTTTATGGCCCTGCCGTCTGTCGGCAAGAGTGTTCGCTGTTGCTGGGCTTGGGTCAGCGACGAGGGCGTGGACATCACCCTGGGTTGTCGGAAGTTCAGCAGTTGGGACGCCGCACGGCGGCACTACAACGCCGTAGACTACTCCGGCGAATGCGCAGGCCGAGTTGATATGGCCATTGCAGCACTTGACTATGGGGAGCGGGCCGAGGCTCTCGTTCGACGGAGCTTAGCAAACGGCTGATTGCCACCCTGCGTGCGACGGAGGAGTTTGGTATCAAGCCTCTCCGCCCACCAGATCAGCGCGTCGGCGTAGGACACAGCGTGGCAAATGCCGCATTGTGCCCTACGATCTGGCGTTGGGTTTCCGGCGTGTCCCGGCTACTGTACGTGATCGGCGCGATGGCAGAGCAGGCGGCGCTAATCCCGGCGGTTTGGGTCGTCTCGCACGCCGTCAGCGTCAAAGGCGCGAACAGCAGCACGACGAGCGTCAACAGCCGCGGCGGCAGTGTTTTTGTCATGTTGCATCTGCTCCAGTCTTTGGCGCGTCTCTCCGACACGAGCCAACCGCTTATCCCTGATCCGCCCGCCGATCATGGCGGCAAGACCAAGGATTAGCTGTAGGATTTTGGCGAACGTCACGGCGCGGACGGGGGAGCGCCGCCGGCTAGTTTGATGATGCCCACGTCAACGCGCTTTACGATGTCGTTGACGCTGGGAGGGACAAGGTAACTGACCAAGAGCATGATCGCGCCAATGGCTGCGGTCGCAGTTTCAACGGGCAGGTCCGGCAGCAGCAGCGAGACGCCCCAGGCAAGGACACCTGAAAGGCCGGACGCCAAGACCTTGCGGTCAGGGATGTAGCGGTTCATCAAAATTTGTCCTTTCGGTTTTGGCGACCAAGCGCCCGTTGAACGGTGTCGCTCTCAAGTATGCGTAGCAGCAACCAGATCACAGACAGCAGTGAGGCGATAGCCGGCAGGAACTCAAACAAACTGCCAAGACTCACCGCCATTGCGCCGCCATCAATTACATTTTTATCCATCAGGTGATGTCCGCCAAGATGTCGATCTGGATATTCGCGGCGTTGGGGAAAGTCTCGATGGCCCCGTCGGCATATGTGACCTCAAACTCCGCCTGATAACTGCCCGCCGTGGCCGTGTCGCCAGCTAACCAAACGTACCGGACCAGCCCCGCTGCGGCGGTGACGATGGTTGCGGCGGCGTCGATCACCACCGCGCCTCCAGCCCGACGCATGTGGAACCGCACAGCCGCGCCGGTAAGATCAATCGCGGTGCCTGCGGCGTCGGAAAGCACCGCCTCAAGCTGCGGCGAGGTGTCGTTTTGCTTAATTTGGAATGTCATCAGGTGGCCCCGTTTTGAGTGTTGGAAACCGCGGCAGCGTTGGCCGTGCTGGCTATGACGGCGGCGTTGTTTGAGTCAGCCGCCACGCGGACCTGTCGGGCCGCGCTGGCCCTCCCAAAGATCGGAGTCAGAGCATATAGGCTCAGCCCGGCAGATGGCACCACCACTATCCTGTCGATAGACAGAGCCGGTGTGCGCGCTGCGAAAACGATACCGCTGGATGGGGCGAGGATATGCGCGCCAGCGGATGCTGAAGGGGCGATGGCGGAGACAGCTAGTGCAGCCGCCGGGACGATGAGGGTCACGCCAGCGGCCAGCGTCGGAGCGATGGCGGAGACAGCTAGTGCAGCGGCGGGAGCGGCTACGATCACGTCAACGGTTAGGGTCGGAGCCAATGCGGCCATGGCAAGGGCAGCCGCTGGGACGTTTAGGGCAGCATCAACCGTCAGTGTTGGAGCGATGGCCGATAGGGCAAGGGCAGCCGCTGGGACGTTTAGGGCAGCATCAACCGTCAGTGTTGGGGCGATGGCAGATAGGGTAAGGGCAGCGGCGGGAACAGCAACAGTCGCGCCGACAGCCAGGGCAGGAGCGATGGCCGCCAAGGCAATGACAGCCGCAGGAACCGCAAGGTTAATCCCAGCAGCGCCCGCAGTGCCATCATCGGCCAGCGGTCCAGAGGCGAGAGGCGCGAAGCCCAGCATCAGGGTTGGGCCAGGGCACGGTGTTTAGCGTTCGCCCTTTTGCTCATCACACAGCCACCGAGCCAGCCATGTCATCCTGCGCCATTACCCAGCCATAGCACTTGTCGAGGAAAGTCGCGCCAGCCATAGCCTCAACCGCAGCTAGCTCAACGTGGTAGCGGCGGAAGTCCACGTCCCGCGTGTCGTCGTCTGGGGTGGCTGTAGCATAGCCAGCGACATCAACCATCACGCTAAACTTTGGGTCGGTCCCGCGCATACGACAGACGGCTGCGGCGGCGATGCGGAAATAGGCCCCAGCGAATGGGGTGCCGTATTGCGAAGTAGTCAGGTCGAGTTGGATAGCCATTATGCGTATGTAACCTCCGAGGTGTTGATGGTTGCGACCCAGCGGATATTGGTAGCCGCTGCGCCTGTGACTTCGATCTTGAGACCACCGTTGGTAGTGTCTGCGGTGAGGGCCATGCCCCACGCTGGTGTGTTGTCGAGCACAGTTGTGGTACTGTTGACCAGCACCGTGGTACCAGCAGAGCCTTCCCTGCGGATCAAGCCTTCGACCTTCCACGCTGCACATGCTGTGCCTGCGGAGGCTTGCTGACGTGCCACGATAGTCCCGTGGAAGGCGTAGGCAGAGTTGTTGGGCAGGATGATTTGGTTGGTGGCATTGCGAGTAGTATTTGGCCCATCAGTCGCCATAGCTTCTGGCGTCTCATCAGTCGTGTCGGAACGCAAAACATATATAGAGGTTTGACTATCACCCTGACTGCTAAATTGCTCACCGCTAAAAGCAAATTGACCTTCAATCCTAGTCTTTGCTCTACGTCCCATTGCAACTGAGTATTGAGCGGTTGCGGCGATAGACGTGCCAATAGCATAAGAGCCATAACCCGATGCAGTAGAAAACCCACCAAGGCAATAAGCATATGTATTTGTAGCGTTAGCATTTTGGCCCAAAGCAAAGGAATAAAAAGCCGATGCTTGCGAACTCGTTCCTAAAGCATAAGCATCACTACTTGATGACTTAGCCTGCTTGCCGATGGCCACAGAGTTACCCCCAGTAGCGCCATAAGAACTGCTGTTGTTGGCGATGGCTGCGGCGAAGGAGTCGGTGCCGGAGGCGTATGAGCCACCGAGGGCCATTGCGCCTGCGCCGATGCTGTTAGCGCCTGCTGTTGTTGACGCGGCTCCAATAGCAGTTGCATAAAGACCTGTAGACGTAGTGGCTGTATTTCCTATTGCAACAGAATATGCACTGCCAGAAGTTGCCCTATTTCCTATCGCAACACTACCACTAGTTTTTGCCCCAAAAGTACTTAAATTACTTCTTATCGCTGCTGCAAACGAATCTAACCCAGCCGCACGAGAATTAGAAAAAGCAAGCGACTTTGCGCCAGTAGCTATACTGCCACTCCCAATCGCCACAGCATTCGTGCCAGTAGCACTAGGCGCAGTCGGGCTGCTAGGGTTCTCTGCGTATAGCTCAGGCACGGGCGCAAGGTCGGCAGCCGTAGCCGCGACGTACACCACAGCACTGCCGGTAAGGGCCAGCAGCGAGCCCGTGGAGCTTTCGCCCAACGTGCGCGACAGCGTCGTTCCTGTCGCCGTATAGGTGCCCGTGCCGATCTCCCAGTCCGTGCCGTCCTCGATGACGTAACGGACGATATCGGCGTCGGCCACGCCAGCAGCGGCGAAGGTTCGGTATCCGCTTTCGGCTGCCCCCAGCTCTATCGTGCCGGTGCCGGTGGAGGCAGTTGCAACCTTGGCCCGATTGACGAGGGTCACCATATCAGGTCACCGTGAAAGTGAAGATGCCGGAAGCGTTCCAGGTCACCTTAAAATCCGCGCCATCGGTGGCTGTCTGCGTGCCGTCGAAGTTGATGTAAGCTAGCGGCGGGTCGTTGGCGTCGGTGTCGTTGTAGATGACCCCGTAGGCAGCAACGATAGAGCCGCCTGATGCCGTCCAGGTCACGTCGTCGGCGTCAAATTTACTATCATTGGTTGTAACAGTGGTCACCGCGACATTGGCTAGGGCTTGCCCCCCAGCAGTATAGCCACTGCCCGCTGTCGCCTCAGTCCCGGTAGCATCGACCGCGGCAAGCGTGGTGTTTGCAACGTTGGGCGTCAGGGCGGAGTACAGCTTAAGCTTGTACGTGTCGGCAGCGGCATTCGCGCCAGACGCGAACAACTGAGCCGTGTGATTGAAGAGGGTTACGGTGATGGCCATAGCCAAATCCTTTCGTAGATGTTGTCGAGGGTTATTGTATCAGATAGCGGCGTGGCTGTCTCATTAAAGCGCGGCGAGCATGAACGCAAGAAGCTCATCATAGCGCACGCCGTAACGCTCCCCCGCCTCCCGGCCTGGGCTTGTCACATGACCTTCGTCGTCCAGCTCTTCCGGCTCGGCTTCCCATGTGTCATGACACAGCAGCGCGTAGCGAGTAGCGTCAAGACCTTCCGCGGCAAACGCCGCCACGACTTCTTGGGCTATCACGCCAACGTGGATGCGCGCGTCCGGGCCTTTGATGCCCACCGCGTCGTTGTATTTGTACTTCTTGACAAGGCCTTTAAGGGCGACAGCGACGCGGCGTTCGGCATCGTCAAGGGCCGCAATCTGCTGCTTTTCGCGCTCGTCCGACGTGTTGATCGTGCCGGTGCCTGCGTAGACGACCGACCAGCGCCTTGAAGCCTTGCCGAGTGTCTGAGTGTTGTCAGCGCCAGGATGAACGATGCCTGTGCTGTCTATGCGCAGACGCTCCTCTGGGAACGGCCCTGTGCCCGTAGTGTAGAACCCCAGTTTCCCTGGTACGTTGCCTAAACTAGGCGCTCCATCAGATGTGGCGATTATATCGGCCACGCCTACAAATTTCGCCCCATCGCTGCCAGCGAACCCAATCGCGCCGATGCGTTGGCTGCTGCCTACAATAGTGTGTGTACCCGCCACGCCATTGGATTTGTTCAACGACAGGTGTGCGCCGCCAGAAGTGGTCGTTGACGTGCTCCACTGGGCAAGGGCCATCCAAGATGCCGAGGCGTAAAAGCCACCCGACCCCTGCGTCCCTGGGAAGTAATTGTTGGAAAACCCCGGCAGATAGTAACTGCGAGAGACGGTGTCGCCGATGACAACTTGGCTGCCGTTCGCCGTGATCGGCGCTAGAAGAACCGCCTTCGTCGCCTTCTTGGTCTCGGTCGCGGATACGTCCACCACCGCCAGAACGTCTGTCTCAGCGACGGCGGTGAGGGCGGTGAGGTCTGTGATCTTAGAGTCGGCCATTTTTGCCTCCTATGATATGCGGACAAATAGGCCGGAACACCAAGTGTATATCACGGGTTCATCGCCGCCGCCGGTGGAGCTTCTGCCTGCGATGCCGCTGCCCATAAGTCGCCACACCCCAGGCGCAGCCGCGCCGCTGGAGATGGTGTTGTTGTTTGTCTGGCTGTAGT